GGAGTGACAGCGCATGGCTGAAACGAATATTCAAAAGATGAAGCGGCTCTGCCATGTGCTGGGTGACTGCTTCACCGATGAAGAACTGCAGGCATTTGTTGATGATCGCACCACTGTTGTCGATACCGTGTCGACGGTCGATATACGTGGTGCGATCTATGATGCTTTGACTTCTGCGGCAACGACCGAATTCAACAGCATGTCCAGGGGCGGCGTCTCCATGACCCGCCCCGATTTTATGAGAATCCGCCGGCAGTTCGCTACAGCAGGGATGGTGAGTTTGCGATGAGGTTCCCATACAGCCGGCCGCTGACGATTAAGAAGCCGACAGCAACGGAAAACGAAATTGGCGAGCCGGTTAATTCATACGCCGGTTCGTCGACTGTCCGCGGGGAGATATGGCCACTCACGGCCAATGCTGCCAGGGGCGTCATGGGTATTGTCGATACCAGTACCCATAAGGCGTTTATCGAAACGCCCGGCCTAGTTGCGATAAACGACCAGTTGGTGGACGGGACGAAAACCTATATTGTGCAGTACCGACAAGAATGGGGAACGCACACGGAAGCCATTCTGCGGGAGGTGTAGCATGGCCAAGATTGAAGTAAAGGTCAAAGGTGTAAATGACCTACTTCGGAACATCGATGTGTGCAAAAATAGCACCAGATCGATTGTTGCGGCGGCAGGAGTTGCCGTTGTCAGTAAAGAAATAGCGGAGTATGCTAAAGCTACACACCCGTTCCAAAACCAGACCGGAAACCTTGAAGCGTCGATTCACGAACTGCCACCCAAGATTGATGGCGATGAAGTGACAGGATATGTGCAGGCGGGAGAAGAATACGCTCCCCACGTTGAATATGGAACATCTCATTCCGCAGCTTATCCGTATCTTAATCCAGCAGTCAAGGCAAACCAGGAGAACCTCAACAAAACCGTTGCGGCTTGCGTAAAGCGTGCGCAGCAGGTAATTAAGGCGGTGCGTCCGGAGTGAAGAACGTCAAGATCGATATCAACAATGCGTTAAAAGCCTCGGCTGCATTGGGCGCGATAGTCGGGACGAACATTCACCCAGGATGGATTCCCAAGCAGGCGCAGCTGCCATGTTGCTGTTTTTATCGGGTATTTGCCCAGCGTGGCCAGGCAGACGGGAAAATGTCGGAACGAGTCGACGAACTATACTCGATCGACTGTTTTGCTAAGACCATGCTGGCGACGGAAGATATGGAACTCGCGATCGACGCGGCGATGAACACGCTGGACTGGATCGTGACGGCAGAGCATGGCCCGGACCTGTTCGAGCAGGATACGCTGATATTTCACAAGGTGCTCAGATACCGGATACAATCGTAAATACAATTTGCAGTAAAGAGCCGCAAGGCTCTTTTTTCATGCTACAAGAAGGAGGAGTGAAACTATGACGCTACCAAAAGACTCAGGGATCTTTGGCGTTAAAGATCTGGAAATCTTAAAATTGCTTTCCGATGTCGCTGGACAGGCGCCGACATTTGATGCGGCAATTGCCGCACCTGGAATCAAATCGCTGAAAATGGCGAAAAACGTAAAGGAAGCCGAATCGCGCGGCGATGAAAAGGTGCTGGACACTGAAGAGGTGTTTCAGTATCTGGACGTATCGTGGGACAACGAAAGAGTTTCGATGGATGTTATTGCAGCGATCGGAGGGACTCAGACGCCTGTCAACGCCCCAGGGTCTCCGGAAACCAACAGTATCATTGAATCCGGCGATGATATCAGCAACTATTTCCAAATTCGTTGCAAATCGAAAAAGGGAACCAATGGCGTCAAGCAGGTTGGCGTGCAGATTTACAAAGTCCGCGGCACATTAACCTATGATATGGTCGGCGAAGGATACGCCAACAGCTCGTTCAAGGGCAAAGCTCTTGCCTGCCTGGGAACGATCGAAGGCGTTGTGGCTCCGTATCGCAAACTGATCTACTCATCCGGAGCTGTTTCTTTTGGCGCTGGCGCCGTCAAACAGGTTGAAACCGCGACCGTAGTCGGTACGATTACCACTGCCGGCAACGCTACGTTCACCGTAACCGGTTCTGGCATCACCGGCAGCCCGAAAGCTATCTCTGTACCGGTGGCGCTTGGTGATTCGGCTGCTGTTGTAGCTCTCAAGGCAGCTGAAGTTATCGGCGCTGATGCAGCGGTTACCGCGCTGTATGATGTTGCTGCGAGCGGAGCAAACCTCATTTTGACCGCGAAAGCGGCGGCGGCAAACGACGCGACTCTCAATATCGCGTCCACCAACGGCACTTGCGCAGGCCTGACGCCTGCAGCCACTTCCGCCAATACAACGGCAGGGCAGTTGCCAACCTAATTTATCCGGCAATACAAAATCAGACGTGGAGGGACGAGGAATCGTCCCTCCTTATGTTTAGGAGGATAGTTGTATGAAACTAAGTGAGCTGTTTCCTGTTGAGCCGAAGATTACCATTGAAGGAAAAGAATATGAATTGGTATACAACACGCGCGCCGTATTGCGGCTTGAGCGTGATTATCCGGATATCACCGTCGACGGGAAGACCATTGAAACCCCGACACGCGTAAATAAAGTCATCGAATCGATGCTAACCGGCGTGAAAGCGGCCGACCTGATCAATGTGCTGCACGCCATGCTCGCAAAGGAATTTCCGAGCAAGGAAGATTTTATTGATATGTTGGACCTAAAGCGGTTTGACGATTACTGCTCTGCAGCGTTTGTTGCAATCACGAACGCCAGGTTGACGGAAGAGCAGATTGACAAACTGGAAGTTCTGGCTGCGCAGGCAAAAAAAAAGGCTCAGGCCGCGATTATGGAGCAGAATACAGCTTCTACCGATGCCAGTGCGGACTCAGCCGAGAAGAGTACCTGAATGCTACCGAGCGCGAATTGATTGCTATCAACCTGGGGTATCAAGAATCTAACGGCGCTCAGACCGAGTGGGACGATATTGCAGAGTTTCTAAAGTGAGGTGACCAGCATGGCCGATGAAAACATTGATGGCTTGATTGTAGCGATAAAAGCAGACCTGTCTGACTACATAACCAAGCTGGATCAGATGCAAAGCAAAACAGAATCTACAGCCGCCAAGGTATCGAAAAACCTCGAAGGGGTAGGGAAAACGCTGACGATAGTTGGCGCTGCGTTTGCAACCTTTAGCGCGACTGCAATAAAATCTGCCATGAATTGGGGCAACGCCGTCGACGACCTAAGTGATAAAACTGGGCTGGCTGGCGAAAAATCTTCGGAGTTGCTGCTGATCGCGAAGCGGGTTAATATTGGCGTCGAAGAGGCAGGCGGCATGTTTGCCAAGCTTGCCCGCAGCGCGCACACGGCGGCGCAGGCACAAGCAGATGCCGCTGCCCAGGGCAAGAAGTCCACCGATGTATATTCACGGCTAGGCATTACCCTGACCAAGTCAGATGGCACTCTAAAAGATACAGCCGAACTGTACAGCGAAGTTAAAAATGCGATTATGGAGCTCCCTGACGGCCTGCAAAAGACCGCCATGGAAATGGAACTGTTCGGCAGATCCGGCGCCGCCATGCACGACATGCTGAATATGACTGAAACTGAAATGCAGGCCGTTATTGAAAAGGGCCGTGCTCTCGGGTTAGTGATGTCCAGTGAGCAGGCCGCCGCATGGGAAAAGTTTTCGCGTGATGTCAGCGGAGCCAAGGGAACGCTGACCGCGATCGGAATTACCGTAGGCAATGAACTGATGCCGAAATTGAAGGAATTGCTTTCTGCGGTGCAGGATGCCACAAAGGCTTTTGTCAGCTTAGACGCCGGAACGAGAAAAAACATTATTGGAATTGTTCAATATGCAGCTGAAGTAGGAATTCTTTCTTACGCTGTCACAAAGGTTACTGGAGCACTGGGCGCTGTTGCCGCAGCGTTTGGAGCGGTCAAATTAGCTGCGGCAATACCGGCGGCTGCGCCATGGATTGCATTAGCTGGCGCAATATTTTTGGCAGGGCAACGATTGCGCGAATATAACATTGCGCAGTTAAACCGGATGCGGGGGTTGACAATCAGCCCAGAAGAGCATGATCGGGAAGTGAAAAAATTTGGCGCAATGTCTGACAAGGTTCCTGTAACGTCATCTGAAAAAAGTCAAGGAATTACTTATGACGGCAATGCCGGCGGCTCTGCAAAAACAGAACTTGAGAAATACCTCGACAACCTGGCTGCTTATAAAGATATCTGGGCTCGGCAGATTGAACTTGGCCAAATCAGCCAAACACAGTTTCGCGATTTGCTGAAAGAGCAGCTGGCCGGACTTGAAGCGATCAACGTCGGTGAAGATGAGCGCCTGTCAAAAGAGCGCGGCATTTATGACCTAAAGAGCTTGATGCGGCAAGCTGAATTAGCATTGATCGCCGAACGGCGGGCGGCCACGGAGTTGGAGTTTGCGCAGAACACCATCACTGAAAACGCATACTATGAAAAAAAGATGCAGCATCTGAGAGATGAAATCGTGCAAACTACAGAGGGGTCAGAAAAGAACTTATCGTTGAAACGTCAGCTCATATCCCTCGAAGATGAACAGTATAACAAGCAAAAATCCAGATCATTGGCCATTATTAGCCAACTGCAGCAGCTTAGAGCGGCCGAAATTGCAATTGAGCAGGAGCAGGTCCGCCACCAGCAGCGCATGCAGGCGATTGGCGCCATCGGAATGACTGAAAACCAACTGGAAAGGAATGCCGCGGAAGAGAAGAGATTGTTGGACAAATCGTACCAAAACAATCTTGATGCAATTAACAAAAGAATAGCTTTGCAAAAAACTGGCAACGAGGAAGAAAAGGCTGCAATGAAAGCCTTGTTGGCGGAAAAAGAGCTTCTCGAATCAAAATACAATGCCGACTCGTTGAAAGCTGCCAACCGGCTGGAAGAGCAAAAGGCGGAACTTCAGCGGCAAACAGCATCCGAGTATTCGAAGATGATCGCCGACATGATCACCGGAACTTCGACCGGGCAGGATATCATGCAGCAACTATGGACCGACTTTGTTCAGAAGGTAATTGAGAAACTGCTGACGATTAACAAAGTGACCAACATCGTGGATAGCATTATCGGCAGCTTGTTTGGTGGTGTTGGCGGCGCAGCTGGTAGCAGCGGTATCAGTGGGTCGGGACTAGGTGACAAAACATACTCTTTTATTCCACGCGCCAGCGGCGGACCCGTTGATGCAGGGCGAGCATATCTTGTTGGGGAACAGAGGCCGGAAATCTTTGTGCCGACGACGAGCGGGACAATCCTACCTGATGCACGGGCGGCCATGGCGGGCGCCGCTGGGAACAATCTGCCTGTAGAGGTCAATGTCATAAACAATACAGGGGTGCAAGCGACCCCGTCGGTTTCGACCTCGTTTGACCTTGATAAAAGGATTATTACAGTGTTCCTGGATGCTGCTCATCGCGATGTGATGGGAACAAGAACGATGATAAAAGGGTTGGCGAGGACATCATGAATATTTGGCCAATAGCTCAACGACCGATTGTTCCGTTTGAATTGCTCCAGGAAGATAATGTTCTTCGGTCGGACCAGACAAACGGCGTTGTTATTAAGCGGCTGCGGTTTCCCACAATGCGTGAAAAGTCCATGGGGCCGTTCACTTGGCATCTGAATGAGGATGACTATGAATCGCTTATGGGCTTTTACGCAGATAATACTGCGCTGCCGTTTAACTTCACCTATTACACGCGTACCCGTAGCGTGACAAAAAAGGTGACTTTTTTGGAACCGCCCAAAAGAACTTACGTTGGTGGTAAGTGGCACGTCCAGTGTACATTTGAGGAGGCATAATCATGTTGCCGTTGGCAATGGCCGCAATTCTTGAAAAGAACAAAGTTTGGCAGCAATCGGCATGGTTGACGCTTCTGGAGATTCAAGACAGTCGTGTTGATGGCGGCAGCATCCCTCTCGTCTGCTCGAACAGGAACGTTATCTGGGGCGGTCGTGAGTGGATCGCATTCCCCTTTGACATTCCGTCCGTCAAGCAATCAAAGACCGAGCTGCCGAAGGTTCCTGTGAAAATCAGCAACATATCCGGCGTGATTGAGCAATATATTGAGCAGTATGACGGATTTATCGGTGATACTGGAATATTGCGAATCATCAATACTGCCGGGGCTACCGAGGATGAAAACGGGAATATTGTGGTCACAACAGACGCTGTAGTTGAAGAAACATTTGCCGTCCATTCGGTTTCCTCGGATGCAGTATGGGCGACGTTCAACCTAGGCGGAGCGCTGCCGGTTATGCAGCGATTCCCGATTCGGCGGATCCTGAAAGATTTTTGCCCGTTCGAGTTTGGCAAGATCGAGTGCGGATATTCCGGATCTAGCTTTACGTCGTGCCCGCGAACATTGCTTGGCTGCCGGGAACGTGGAAATTCGGTGAGATTTGGCGGAGAGCCGGCCATTGGTTATGGAGGTATCTATGCATCAAATAGCTGACCTGATTGGCAAGCCTTTTGTCGACGGCGGACGTGGTCCGGATGGATACGACTGTTGGGGCCTGGCCAGCGAAGTATATCGCCGGTTCGGCAAAGAGCTTCCAGATTACAAGATATGCTGCGAAGACGCGCCGCGAATCAACCAGGAGATGGAGACGCAGCGCCCGGCATGGCTGAAAATCGAAGCGCCGACCATCCCCTGCCTGGTAGTCATGAAAATGGGAGTGGCGTTTATCAATCATGTTGGCGTCTATATCGGCGAGGGGAAATTCATGCATACGCGCGACAAGATCGGCGCCAATATTGCCAGAATTGACGACCCAAACTGGCGAAAAAGGATTGAAGGCTACTATAAGCCGGGGTGGTGAAACATGGGAAGAAATGATGGCCATTACAAAAACAGGAAGACAAAGCGCCTTGAAAAAAAACAGCGCTCCCCCCAAAAAAAAGCAATATGCGCTTATAAGCATCAATATATTACTCTGACCATCAAGAAAAACCCATTCAATTGCGAAGGCAGGGAAACGCATCGCATTGAACATCGGGCCGGCAAGTCGATTTCTGAGTACTGCGCGCCTTACGCAGATCCGGAAATCGATTTTGTTTATGGGTTGAACGGAAAAGTAGTCGATGGTGATACGGTTCCCAACAATGGAGATTTCATTACGATTTGCCCGGTGGTCGGGAAAAACATTTTAAGCACAATTCTCACCGTTGGGCTGATGGTGTTTACCGGAGGGCTGTATGGCGAAGCCGGAACGGTAGGGTTTCTAGGCGCAACAGCCGGTAGTTTTATGGCCGGTGTTATCCAAGCCGCGGTCATGCTGATCGGCGGCGCGTTAATCAACATGCTCTGCCCGCCGCAGACCGCCGATACAACGATCGATATAAAGCAGTCTGATCCTCTATATACATGGGGGAATATTGATTCACAAACTGAGCAAGGCGGCGCACTGGCCAAAACTTACGGAACCATGAAAACCAGCGGGACGATTCTTTCCCGGCATGTCACGACCGACGGGAAGAATCAATATCTTAACATCCTGCTGACCGGCGGAGAAGGCCCTATCGATTCGATATCTGACATCCGGATCAATGACAATCCGATTGGCAATTATGACGGGGTTGTTGTTGAAACTCGGCTCGGAACAAACGATCAAACGGTAATTGCCAACTTTAATGATTCTTTTGCTGACGAAGGGTTGGCATACGAACTCGAATTATCCGGTGGATATTCCACGCAACTGACCGGCGGCAATGCAACCCAAGGGCTTGAAATGACGCTGGAATGCTCGAACGGGCTTTACTATATGAACGATGATTCGAGCCTGGCTACGGCATCGGTGACATATCAGCTGCAGTACCGGCTAGCCGGCGGAGCATGGCAAGATTGGGGCACGTTCACGATCAGCGGAGCTGAATCGTCAGCGGTTCGAAGCGTCCAACGACTCGATAATCTTGCGCCCGGACAATATGAAGTTCGCGCCCAATGCACCGCCAAAAGCGGGACCAGCACGAGATTTTCGACGAGATTATTCTGGACGCAGGTAACCACAATCATATATGACGATTTTATCCGGCCGGGGAAGATTTTAGTTGGTATCAAAGCTCTTGCAACATCCCAGCTGTCGGGCAGCTCAATTAATGTGACATGGTTGCAGACCAGGTCGACGGTGCCGGTTTGGAACGGATCTGCTTATGTTAGCAAGCCAGCGACGAATCCTGCCTGGGTTGCCTATGATATGCTTCATGGTTGTCGGCGACTGAAAAACATCAACACAGGGTTGATGGAATATGTTGTCGGAAACATCGCCGCATCACGATTTATTTTTGCCGATTTTGAATCATGGGCTGACCATTGCGATTCGTTGGGGATTTCCTTCAACCATATCTTCACCGAAGCGACTGATCTTTGGGACGCGCTTAAGATTCCCGAACTATTCGGGCGCGGCAAGGTTATCCAGCGCGGGACCAAATTCGGATGCACTTGTGACAAGCCGGGGGTTCCGGTGCAGCTGTTCACGGTTGGCAATATCGCCAACGAAGGCTATTCCAAGGATATTTTGCCAATCACCGATCGGGCGAACGCAGTCGAAATTTCGTTTGTGAATGCGGCGAAAAACTACACTAAAGATACATTTGTCGTCTATTCCGAAGACTATGATATCGACGGAGTGATTAAGAGTCCAACCCAGATCACCCTTGCGGGATGTGTATCCTACGCGCAAGCTTATCAGCACGGTAAATATCTGCTTCGGGTGAACAAGCTTATCCTTAGAACCATCACTCTAAAAGCTGACATTGACGCTATTGGCTGCCAGTACGGCGACCAGGTGTTGGTGCAGCATGATGTGCCGCGGTGGGGTGAGGGAGGTCGCATAAAGGAAGCAGCGACGCTTACGCTGAAACTAGACCGAAAGGTTGCTATGGTTGAGGGTGAATCATACGGGGTAATCGTGCGGTTGAGCAATGATACCTTAGTTACCAAGCCAGTCGTCACGCAACCTGGTGAAACCGACACTATAACAGTCGCTAGTGCTTTTGAAAGCGTGCCGCAAGAACACGACCTGTATTCGTTTGGCCCGATCAATAAGATCGCCAAACCATTTATCGTCATTGATGTCGAAAGAGATGATGATAAACGCGCAACGATATCGGCAATTGAATATGTTGAGGCGATATATGAGGAGTCGCTTGATGCACCGGTGGTCAATTATGGCGACTATGCGGTGAAACCTCTGGTAGTCACCGTAAACGAAACTCTTCCTCGTCCGGCAGACGGAACGGGCAGAATATCCGTGTCGTGGATCTGGCCAAGGGATAGCCGAAACGCAAAAGCAATCATTTACGCGGGGAAAACAGCAGGGGCGTTTGCGCGAATTACCGATGTCGGAATAGGCGACCTAATCGGGACTATCATCACGCTGAATGCCAATGCGACATGGTTTATCAAGGTCGATATCGTTGACGCGTTCGGCGGGCTCATTGCGACAGGACAATCATCGATAACAATCGACAACTCAGCTTATGTGCCGGAATCTCTCGAGTATCTGTCGGCATCAATTAGCGGTGACCAAGTGCTTTTGACCTGCGCCAAATCCGGCGGAATAAATGCTGATGGCGTCGAATATCGCCGCGGTGATACTTGGGAGAGCGGCCAGGTCGCGGCAAAAATAACCGGCGATGCAAAAGACTCCGCTGCGGTGCCGGCCATGATCGGGACGGTGCGTTACTGGGCATGCCCGTACAATGGGTTTGGCTACGCATTGACGCCGGTATCAGATACAATATCCATCGATTCCTTACCGCAAAAATATGCTGTAATTGACCAGGTTAACTTTGAAGAATCGGCAACGGTCAGCGGGTCCGGACAGCGAGTTGAGGGTGTTATCTACCAAGACTCGACGCTGAATTACAACGTGCTGAAAGACATGGTTTACAGTGACATGGCGGACATGACGTTTACACAGCTGTTGGGGCTTGGCGCCGGAACAGTCATATTCGAAGGTTCGGCAATCGATATCGGCAAGGTGGCCAGCGTGCAAATTGCCATCGAAGAAGTTTGGGACGTTGTGCCTGATAAGCCGACAATCTATGAAATTCAGACAAGTACCGATGATGTCACATACTCGGATTGGAAACTGCTGCCGACAGGGCAGGTAAATGCTCGTTATATCAAACTGCGCGGATCCATTAATGGGCAGAGCCGACCTGGTGCGCTGCGGACTTGCAATGTCCATATCACAGCACCAATGCAGACATATTCATGGCGCGACATGGTTATTCCACTTGCCGGCTATACCTTTGAGTTCCCACAGCCGTTTGTCAATGAACCGGCATTTATCGTGTCGCCGAACGGAGCAGACCTGACTGCAGACAAAATCAGCGTAACACGCTCGAATGCTACGTTGAAGTTAAAACAAAGCGGCAGCCATGTTGACGGGGAAACCGCCGACGTAATCATCAACGGGTTTTAAAGGAGGGACATGAATGTTTAAAACAGAAACGCCTGCCGGCGGTGACAACTTCGCTTTGATGCTTTCACAGATATGGGAAAACGACAAACTCAACCGGGCGCTGAACGATGCTGCTGTGCTGATCACCGGCCTAACGCGTGGGAAAATAGTCACGTGGTCAACTGCGAATAGCCGGTGGGAACTCTACGACGGCACTGTAGCGCCGGAAGCCACGACCATGATCGGTATTGTCGAGTATGTAGGGTCGCCGGATACATCTGGCGGCGTGCGAGTCGCAGGCGTATATCTGGATGACACGCTGGCCGATAACACGGCCTATTACTGCCAGCCAGATGGGACGCTCGGCACGACCGAAACGGCTACATTTATCGGCGTCTGCACTGCTTCTGGCAGATTGGTAATGCAGGGGCGTGGTAGCGGTGGCGCAGGAAATGGAGCCAACTATTTCGGCAGCGGTATCGATGGTGCCAAAACCTTTGCTGCAACAACTTACCTCGGTCATGCGGCAATCGATAAATATGCGGTAGCGTCAAACGTCGTGACAATCACGACAAAAACTGACCACGGATTCAGCACAAGCGATAAAGTTTCGATTCAGCAATGCACTTTATCTGCGCTCAATAATACCGTTCCTCCGGCAACCGGCTCTTTCTCGGCGGGAACCCATTATTACACAATCACAGTAACCGGGGCAAAGACGTTCACATTTTCCAAAACAAATGCGGATGTTGCTGAAACCGCAGAGATCAATGCGGATGCTACTTGCTGCAAGTGGGACGGGCCGGCGATTATCAAAAACTATACTGATTTGGTAATCAATAGCGGGGTGACGGTCGTTCCTGCTGCGCGTTGCAAAGGATTGGCTATCTATGCAACCGGCGATTGCGAAATAAACGGAACATTGACCATGACCGCGCGCGGGGCTTATGCGGGAGGCGATGACTGCCAAGTCAATCGGTTTATTCCTCATGCAACCAACCCGGATGATAGCTACCTGCAAGCGTATCCAATCCCGGCTGTCGGAGGCGCCGGCGGGGCCGGAACCACATCTTCGTGGACAAAAACAAATGGAACTGCCGGAGCAAATGGTCAAACCGGCGGCGGCGGCAGTGGATTGGTTCACCCAAGCGGCAGCGGGGGCGGCAGCGGTACGGCAGGGACTTCGTATTCTGGCGGTTCTGCTGGTGGTGGCGCTTATATCGGTACGGGAAGTTCTGGGGCTGCTTATGGCGGCGCTGGTGGTAACGGAACTGATAGCACAGCTGGCGGCGGCGCAGGGAACCCCGGCGGGCTATATGGCAGTGCCGGTAATGGAACGGGTGGTTTGATATTGTTGTTTGTAAGTGGAAACCTAACAATCGGCGCAGCAGGGCTTATTTCGGCAGACGGGTCAGCTGGTGGTGGCGGCGTGAACTCCGCAGGCGGCGGTTCTGGTGGTGGTTCGGTCAATATTTTCTATGCCGGGACTTTATCGAATAGCGGAACTGTGCGGGCCAATGGTGGCGCTGGAGGGTCGCAGGGCACTTATACCGGCGGCAATGGCGGCGCAGGAACAACAAGAATCGTAAAAATTGCGGCGTGAGGTGTTGGGAATGATTATTTTGCATAACCCATTAGATAAGGCAAGCCGCGATTTTGTTGCTGCTCACGGCGCTGGGAACGAGATCATGGAATATCCAGACTGCGTGCAACGTTACCCGTATATCAGCGCGTTCCCGTCTGTTGTCGTGGCCGAATTCAATGACGCGCATTATGTTTGCCGGCAGCCGCAAAACTGGGCGGATGTTGAATCGTTTATTGCCGGATTGCAGTCGGAAATCGGCGCAAAGAATAAGGCTATTGCACTTGCCGCGATCGATGCCAACACCCGCGCAGCAATCGTCGGCGGATTCATGTCGTCGGCGTCCGGATTGCCGCATCGCTATGATAGCGACGACAACGACCAGGACAACCTGAAATTAATGCAGGCCGTCGCTCACTCGCCCAGGTTTGCAGCGCATCCAATTTACCAAGGCAAGATCCCAATTCGGGCTGTACCAGAAGGCGAGGCAGAAAAAGTCATTTTGTATCTGGACGTCGATCAAATGGACTTGCTGCTCGAAGATCTGGCACTGCACATCGGAGCGTGCAAGCAGGCCGGTTGGGCCGCTCAGGCGGAGGTGTAAAATGCAGGAACTGTGGCAGCAACTTAGCGTGTTCTGGCAGCGAATCATAGACTGCTGGCAAATCAAATCAGCGATGGCAGGAGCAATCTCCTGCCTTACTTTTTTGCTCGGTGACTTCACCTCGGCACCATTTTTGGCACTTGGGGCACTGGTCATGATTGACACGTTCACCAGGTGGCTGGCGATCGGGCGTAAGTACATGACGGACAATAATCTGCACGGGTCAATTTGGTCCGGGGTTTTCATGGCTTTTATTGAGAAAAAGATCAATAGTGAAGCGATGCGCGGGCAATTCCAAACCAAGGCGGTTGCCTACTTGATTCTGTTGATTGGGTTTAATCTTCTTGATCGGGTGATTCCGGATACGGTGCTGGGTCAAAATATCGACGGCATCCCGAACACATTTATATCAACATGGCTGGCGTTTGTTGAACTGCAATCTATTATTGAAAACCTTGTCGAGTGCGGTATGACCGGACTGACACCACTTAGTCAGTGGATATGTAGGCGCAGGGAGAAAATGACCGGTGATATTGGGCAGGTAGTCATGCCAAAGGAGGCGCCAAAATGAAGCCTATCAACATCAAAGTCGAGATCCCGCTGCCGGCAGTATCGGACAAGCTGTTTGGCGATCATGAACCGGTGGCGGTGGAACAAACTCCCGATGCGCCGGAACTGGCTGCAGCCAATGAGCAGCTACGGCAAATCAATCGTGAACTCCGCGACCGCGATGGCCGTGATGTAAAAACCATCAAAGATATGTTGGAGAGGTGACACTCATGTTAACTCTTGTATTTAGCCGCACTGATCAGCGAATAACCGCTTATGACGGTGAGGAAGTTGTCGCCAGCTACGAAGCTAGGCATGCTTATTTCAGTGGCCGAAACACCGAAGGCCAGCCCTATGAATCGCTGCCTGTCGGGAGTTATACAGCGGTGGCCGATGAGCCGCCAGCGGAAGACTCCGACGAATACGGAACTTTTTACATTTCAACCGGTGATTACAGGGGCAGGGACATCCACGGCGGCGGGTCTGGTCTGGATGAGCCGAAACTGCCCCGGCAGGGCTGGTATCCGACGCTTGGCTGCATCCGGATGCAGAACGAAGATGGGCAGGCGCTGTCGCGGCTGATCATCGACGCCGGCAATGCTGTGCCGCTGGAGGTAAGGGAATGAGACTGGGGATCTTGTCGGAAAAATACGAGGGCAGTGGCCCGGCTACGATCAGCACAGGTAAAGGAGATTCCGGCGGTATCAGTTATGGAACATACCAACTGGCAACCAACACCGGCAGCGTACATCAGTTTGTCAAATGGCTTCAGCAACGGAATGATCGAGGATCTTCGTTCGGTGCCATGCTGAGTCGGTCGGAACCCGGCAGTCTGGAATTCTCAAGCCAATGGCTTTGGCTGGCAGAGAATGATTCGGCGTTTGGCGATATGCAAGAGCAGTATGTAATACCCAGATACTATGAAACTGCTGCCAAGACTGCTCGCAAAATGGGCGTCGACATGGACAATCTGCCTTTTGCTCTACATGCGGTTTTGTTCAGCAACGCCATCCAGCACGGACCGGGGACTGCTGGCGAATTGCTGGCCGAATCGTATGACGAAGATCCAGCAATGTGGATTCGGAATATATATGACACGAAAATCAATGATCCGGATTGGTCGAGCGGAGCGCCGACACTGCGGCCCGGTTTGTTCGCAAGATGGGAAAACGAAAAGCAAGACGCAATTCGGTTATTGAGAGGGGAGGAACTGTAATGCCTAAAATGGATCTGATATATGTATCAAGTGGCCGGCATCCGGAAACGGAGGCACTGATCCGCAAAGCAACAAAGTCAAGATTCGCTCACGCGGCGCTGGCGATCGATGTCGACGGTAGCCGCATGATCGTCGAAGCGGTCCGGCCGGCAGTGAGGTTCTCGCCGCCAGACCTGTTCAATGACGCAACAGAGTTATCCATCATATCGGTGGAGATCACCGAAGAACAGCGCAAGGCGGTGGCGGCCAAAGCGCTATGGCTTGCCGGGCAACCTTATGGCGTTGATGATTGCATCATCGGTGGCGCTCATGACGTGCTGGGTGGCAAAGTGGCTGCGATTTTTGATCGGTTTATCAACAACGATGAATCGTTCAATTGTAGCGGCCTGCAGACGCTGCTGGTGCGGGAAGCGTTCCCCGGATACATGGCAGGGGTCAATGTCAGCACGGTCACGCCAGAGGCGGCTCGGCAGTATGCCCAGGAATATTTTAAGGAGACGTGAGGAGGATAAAAGCATGAACTGGCTTGCAAATCAAATGAAACATATCGGAGAATTTTTCACCGGCAAGGCAGATTGGCTGGAGCAGCAGGACAAAGAAATCAAGGAAAAATTCAGCGCCTATAACGCTGCTGTCCGCAAAACAATTCTTGTGGCGTTTGCCCTGGGCGTGGCAGTCGGCCTGCTGGTCAAATGAGCAGCGAAGTTAAAATCCATGCCCGCATACTGACAGTCACGCTGTGCGTTGTCGCTGTAGTGATGGCTTACCACTGGGCTGCAGACAAATTCAGAGCTCCGCCGGTCGTGGCAGTCACCCAGCAATCTGCTCAAACTGTGCAGGGAGTGCAGCAGGCTGCGGTGGCAGCTAAGGTTCCGCTGAGTTCGTATCAGGCAGCAGAGCTTGCGCAAGCGGTTGAGCGATCGGCAACAAAACCACCTGACCAGATTGTGCAAACAACCGGGTCTGCGTGGGAAAAGATGGCTGAAAAGATTCGAAAGCAATCTGGCGCCGATATGGTTATGGTCACGGATCCGAAGCGTCCCAATGAAAAACCGGCTCCCAAAAAGGATGAGCCGGTAAATCTAAATGTATATAACATTAAGGCGTATCCGAAAGATTTTCAGCAGGTCGGCTTTGGCCCAGATGCTGTGCTGGCTAGCGCGAATTGGCAGATAGCCAAAACAAAAACAAAACGATGGTATCTTGGTGCATGGGGCGTTGCTGACCTGAAAAAACCGGAACAGTCAAAAATCGGAATCATGTTGACGCGAATGTAATAGCCCCATAGGTTACCCCGTCGGTTTCGGCCGGCGGGGCTTTTTTGTTTTGCTTGACTTTTTCTCGCAAAATACCGATGTTGCTTGACCTGATTTGGTCAAGTGAATTATATTGGATGACCGTAAAAGTCAATCAAATCACTTTCAAAGAGACTCTTGAAAGTAAAGTGACACTTTTGCGTGTTTTTGTCAAGTGAATGGATTCCCGAATGTCAGCCCCTTGCTTCGGCAGGCGGCTTTTTTTTATTTATATATTTAGAGGAAGGGAACCTGCCAGCGCATATTATTGTTTTTCCTTGTTGCTGACAATGAAGCGCTGCTGCGACACAATACCAGTGCGGTATTCATAGATTACAGACTCGCTAATTAGTTGGCGCAGAGGTTGGTCCGGCTCGCCCGCACCAAATCAAACAAAGTTTTGAATGGCAGGGTGAATCGTTGGCAAGGAGGTTGCTGCTTGCATATGTTCAGCCGGATTAAGTCGTTCTTTTCTAATTACTGTAGCCCATGAATGCTGATATGGGTCCTGGCAGGACTCGTATTGCTGGTGCAGTGGCTATGGTCTTGACAAACAAAACGACCCGGAGTTAAAATAATCTCTGTCACGATGCGGAAGTAGCTCAGCGGTAGAGCATCGCCTTGCCAAGGCGAGGGTCGCGAGTTCGAATCTCGTTTTCCGCTCCAGAAAATTATGTTCCGGCAGATTACTGCCGGCTTTTTCTTTGTCGATTGTTTTTTATTGTCAAGAATGTTAAAATAAAATTCAATGCAAAGGGCTGTTTTCGGCTCCTTGCCGAAAAGTTCCTGCAGGATTCAAAGGAGGACATTAAGTGAAAGTTACAGTTGAAAAAAAGGAACACAATATTACCGAATTGGTGATCGAACTTCCGGTCGAAGAGGTAAACAAAGGCTTTGATCGGGCTTATCAGAAACTGGCGCAACAGGTCACTATCCCCGGCTTCCGCAAAGGCAAAGCGCCGCGCAAGATGATTGAAAACTCGATCGGCGTCATGATCGGTATGAGCCTGATTGCTGGATGGGTGGCGTTGCTGAAATGAGCGAAGCGAGAGATTGTCTGTCATGCCATTACTTTGAAACGCCGCCGGACCAGAAGCCCTGTTCGATTTGCATGGAACATCGGCTGAACACGAACTGCTACAGGCCGAAAACCATGCGAAAACTTGCGATCATCGCGGCGGCATCCATCCTGGCGTTCTTCTTGATACTGATTCTTCTTCCTTGACAACATCATACAGCGAGAGGGGGTGAAAAACGATGCTAAGAGAAGCCCGGGAACAGGCCGGATTGTCGCAGGAAATGGCGGCGTATCATCTGCACATGGACCGGCGGACGCTGGCCAGGATTGAGCAAAATACAACGCCGTTGGAACAAACGCTGATAATGGCGATGGCCCACGTGTACAGGCAACCGAACCTGATACTGCGATACTGCGCACAAAGATGCCCTATCGGTCGTAAATGCGGATGGGAAGTTCCCCGAGACGGGTTGGCCGGAACTGTAGTCCGGTACCTGAAAGAACAGGGAGAGGCAAACGCAATCCAGGCAAGTTTGCTGCAAGATTCATGCGACGGAGATTTGGATCCAGCGTTGGTCAGTGAACTTGCCGATGTAGCCAGGTCCATATTCGCAATGATGATTGCAGCCGACCAGGCACAAAAAGAAGCAGCTCCTGTGCTGTCACACAGAAGCCGCTAAGGAAAGAACCACCACTAAAAGTGTATCAAGCACGGTTGATATCGTCAATACCAAAGAAAGTACAACGAGGAGGGTTTGTTCATGGCAAACGGAGCAATGGCCACTACGGAACAGAAGTCTGGTGGCATTATGGATATGAGCGGCGGCATGACCGGCGAGATGGCCGCGCGGCTGAACGAGATGAAAATGAAACTGTCTATGATCAAAAATTTCATGCAGGACATCATGGACAAAGGGTTTGACTATGACACGATCCCAGGGACGGACAAGCCTTGCCTATTCAAGCCTGGCGCGGAGAAACTGCTTTCGGTTTACGGGTTTTCATCTTTAGTCAAAGATAAGCGGGAAACTCGCGACCTCAATACCGGGTATTACCTGGCAGAAGTCACCATGCAGATCATTCACCGCGGTACCGGCGCCATTATCACTGAAGGGGTCGGGGAGTGCAGCAGCTTCGAGTCAAAATACCGGTATCGCTGGCTGTTTGAAAATGAACTGCCGAAGGGAACCGACAAGACAGGACTGGTTGCTAAAACATGGGAAACAACCAAAAATGGCCAAAAAGTTGAGTACACCAAGTACCGCGTTGACAATGTCGACCTTATTGACCAATGGAATACTGTGCTGAAAATGGCGAAGAAACGAGCCTTGGTTGATGCAACGCTTACCGCAACCGGAACAAGCGGGATATTTAACCAGACCGTTGATGAAATGGATGACTGGATGGGTAAAGAGGATGACGGCCGCCTGCAAAAGCTTAAAAAGCAAAAAGGCGTCCCGACTGCGGCCGACGAGAAACATGCCTTTAACCCGACTGCCTCTGGCGGCATGATCACCATTGCCCAGAAGAACAAGATTCAATATGACGCCGAGAAAAAGAACGTCAAGGCCGCAGACATCGAGGCCATTATCCTGGCGGAAAAGAAAAAGCCGATTTCCGAACTGACCAAGGCGGAAGCGTCTGCGGTCATCGACTGGCTAAGCAAAGTCAGCGAAGCGGATCTGCAAGACTTGGTCATTGACTTGGCGATGGACGGTGACAAACGATGAAGATTGGGCACATCGCCGACATTCATTGGGGTCTTGGTTACCCAGGCCCCTGCCAATCCGCTCGCTTCGATGATATCTGCCATGTCATGAACTGGGCCGCCGATCGGATGATCGCCGAGCAAGTTGACCTGGTGCTGGTCGCCGGCGACATGTTCCGTAAAGCAGATATTTCGCTGGATAAAGCCAGCCGGGAAATCATAGCCGCGGCGGCCTGGTTGAAAAAACTTTCGGCTGCCGGCATTGAAGTGCTGGTGATCAGCGGCACGCCGTCGCATGACCCGATCAGCGCCTATGAACTGCTGAAGGCGTTTGAACTGCCGGGCGTGCGGATTGTCACCGGAACGGACATGATTGATTTTGAGACCGCTCATGCCGCGGTGTCGATCGCCTGCCTGCCTGGCATGGACCGGTCGACATTTGCAAACAGAGACGATTTCCGAGGACTGCCGGCGCACGTCATGCACCAGATGATGACGGAACAAATCACCGAGGCTTGTCAGCGGCTATTGGCAACTGCAACATTCACGCCGGCCATTCTGGTCGGCCACCTGACCTATGACCTCGCCGACACGGGGTTCGAAGATGTTCTGATGCAGAACGAGGCGATTTTAACGCAGGAGGCTATCCATGGCTATGATTTGGTATGCCTCGGGCATATCCACCGGCCACAGCAAAACGGGGCTGTATTCTACAGCGGCAGCCCCGAAAGATTGTCGTTCAATGATGAGAAGCAGGAGGCCGGGTTCTGGATTCACGAGTTGAACGAGTGGGATGGAAAGTTTGCGTCAAAATTCGTTGACACACCGGCGCGAAAATATCTCACTATTTCTTTAAAAAATGACGATATTGCCAGCTTTGTGAACGGAAATCACGTTTTTGCGAACGATATCGCCAATATTCGAAACGCTATTGTCCGGGTTGTGTACGCTTGCGACGATGCGCTGAACAAACAATTGGATCGCCGCGCCATGGAAAGGTCGCTCTATGATGCAGGCGCATTTTTTGTGTCCGAAATCCGGGGAGACATCGCCCGCGCCGACCGGCAGCGTGACGCCGAGGTGACCGAGCAGCTCGGCCCGATCGAGGCTATCAGGAAATGGGCTGGCAACCAGGAGATTCCGGACGAGGAAATTGACGAACTGGCGGCCATGACCGCGCAACTGATGGAGGTGGCGTAGGGATGAGAGGGACCCGTACTACTACGTCACAAAATCAGCAGTTTGAATTGCAAATCATCGCAAAAGGCGCTTTTGTTGATAGCAATTCGAATCATGGCAAAACGTATTTGGTCGAAACGACGGTAGTGCGCTTAAACTGGGTGGCGCTAAATGCATGGCTTTTGTCTATCACATCCAATTCCCGAGATTGCTATAAAACACAAGAGGAATGGGACGCGCACCGAGTTTTTATGCAAAAGAAACAGGACACCGTGAAGGCAAGGATTATCGAATTGTTGGGAATTGGACCCGTCGGAAGCGGAAGCATCTGCATCACTCAAACGCAGTCTGAAGTGTTTACGGTGGTCCATATTTGGGAGGTGGCGTAGGATGAACGCAAGAGACATGGTTGAAACCCTGACCGAGCACGATGCAAAAATGCTTCTGCTGAGTGTTCTGGCGGCAACGCTTTCGGTGGTCGATGCTTCCGACTCCAGCCGCTTACATGCGGCCAAATGCCTGGGAATTACCGCGAACCGGTTCGGAATCCTGGACCAGATGCGAAAAGAAAGTGCAAATTTTGATGCCCGCGAAGCGGCGTGGAGGTGAGCGGCCGATGAAACCTTTACGGATTGCAATTAAAAACTTCGGCGCCATCCCGGCGGCCGACATTGACCTGACTGGCGTAACATGCGCCGCAATCGCGGGGCCAAACGGTGCCGGCAAGTCGACTGCCTTTACGATTGCCCCGATGTTTGCCCTGTTTGGTACCACAAAGGCCGGAACCAGCGCTGACGACATGGTCAAGACTGGCACCAGCGAAGCCGCTGTCACCTTTGATTTTGACCACCAGGGCAGCGTGTGGCGCGTGATCCGGACCCGGTCGACCAAAGGCAAGGGAAAGTCAACTCTGGAACTACAGCGGCAGTCTGGTGAACTATGGGCTAGTGAATCCGGCGCATCGATCGCCGAGACGCAGAAAAAGATTGTCGACCTGCTCGGACTTGATGAAGAGACATTTTCCTCCTCGAGCATGATTCTGCAAGGACGGGCTAATGAATTCACCAGCCGACCGGCCGGACAGCGCAAGGCGATCCTTGCCCAGGTGCTGCAGCTGGACCAGTATGAATCACTACAGGACGCGGCCCGGGCCAAGGTGTCGGCGACAAATATTTCCCTCGAGCGCGACAAGGCGATGCTGACCGCCATCGATATCAGGTTGGCCGACCGGTCGGCGATGCAAGACGAGCTGGTTTCGGCCAATATGCTGCTGGCGGATACTGTTGAGCTTGAAAAGAAAGCTGAAGCTGGAATCGCTTTCGGCCGGGAAGAACTGGCAAAACTGGTACTGCGACAAGAGCAGGCCGAAGGGTTGCTGAAACAATCCGCAACGCTGCAAACTGACCTCGGGCAGAAGGAAAAGGCCCGCACGGTTCAGCAGGACCGGCTTGACAAGGCCAATGCATATCTGCAGGACGAGCAGGGCATCCTAACTGCCGCTGCCGACTATGACAGGATCCGCGATCAGGTGACTGCGCTTCAAGCGAAAGACGATCAGCGAAAATCGCTGGCCCGAGATGGAGAGCAGATCACTATTGACCTAGAACGGATTGAAAGCCAGCTGAAAAAGGTCCACCTGGATATCAGTATTTACGATCAGCAATTGGCCAAACGTCCGGAACTGGAACTGGCCGCCCGGTCGCACGCCGACAATGCGCAAAAGTTGACCGCTCAGGAAGAGAAAAAGCTGAATCATGACCTGGCTCAGCTGCAGTTGGCTGATGCCAACAAATCCATTGCCAACAAGAAATCCTTCATTGAGCTGGAAACCAAAACCCGACAAGACGAAATTGCCCGATACGAAAACAGGGCGGCCATGCTTTCTGATGCGAAGTGCATTGATATCGAACGGGCAGAGTGCCGGTTTTTAGCCGACGCAAAGGAAGCCCGAGCGAAAATTCCTGAACTGCAAAAGACCTTTGCTGCATGGAAGCTGGAGAAGGATGCCGAGCTGGCCGAGCATGTTGCCGCCCAGGCCGCTACTGAAAAAATGCTTGCTGAACTGGCCTATGACCCGGAAGAGCATAGCAAGGTGAAGCTGCAGTTTGACACTTCCTATGCAGCGCAGCAGAAACTGCTGGCGACTGCCGGCGACGAACAGCTGCTCGCCACGGTGACCGCGCAGCGCACCGATCTTGAAACCAGACAGGCGGCACTGACTGAGCGGCGTCACCAGCTGCGGGAAGAATACAAACGGCTTCGTGATGAACTGGCCGAGTTGCCGGCGCTGTCGGAACGGCTGGCCAAGCTGGAACGGTTCGTCAAGCAGCGTGAGATGCTGCCGGCGATTCGGGAACAGCAGAAATCAGCGCAAGAACTGATTGCTTCCCTCGATGCCGAAATTGAATCGCTGAAAAATCGAATAGCCGAACTGAATCAGCAGTATCTTGATACGGCCCCCGAGGGTGGACTGATGTTCCAATGGCAGGAAGCGCTAGCGGAGAGGCAGCTGGAACTGGACAATATCCGCCAGGACATTATTGCGGTCAATATCCGCATCGGATCCCTGCAGGCCAAACTCGAAGCCATGGACAAGGACGCTGCCGAGCGGGAAGAGATTGTCTCCCGCATGGCACCGCTGGCCAAGGAACTCGCACGGTGGCAAACGCTGGTCAAGGCGTTCGGCCGAGACGGGATCCCGGCGCTGATCATTGAAAATGCGGTACCGGAACTGGAACGAATTGCGAACGATATTCTTGGTCAGATGTCGGGTGGACGGCACAACCTTCGGTTTGAAACGCAGCGGGAACTGAAGTCGAAGTCCGGCATGACCGAGACCCTGGACATCATTGTCGGCGACTGGGCAGGCGAGCGGATCTATGAAACATTCAGCGGCGGTGAGCAGCTGCGCATTGACTTTGCCATCAGGTTTGCCTTGGCTGAACTACTGGCCAGACGTGCCGGCAGCCGGATCGATTTCCTCTGCATCGACGAAGGCTTTGGCAGTCAGAGCGACGAGTTTCTGCCGCTGGTGCTGGATGCAGTGAAGGCTGTTTCAAGCCGGTTTGGCATGGTCCTGGTGATCAGCCACGTGAAGCAGGTGCAGGAGGCGTTCGAGCAGACGATCCAGTTCCGGCCGGATGGTGAGTCGGTGGAGGTGAAGGTGGCGTGAGCGGAAAGTACGCAGCCAACACCGACGTTCCTGCCGATCGGTCCCGGTCGGAAATTGAAAAGACCTTGGTGCGATATGGCGCCACAAAGTTCATGTATGGGTGGGAAGATGACGCGGCGGTGATCGGCTTCGTCGCCAACGGCCGGCACATCAGATTCCTGTTGCCGCTACCGGACAAAAAGAGCCGCGAGTTCACGCATACCCCGGAGCGCGGGACGCTCCGCTCACCAGGGCAGGCGCTCGTTGCATGGGAGCAGGCTTGCAAACAGAAATGGCGAGCATTGGCACTTTACGTTAAGGCAACTCTTGAAGCTGTTGAGTCTGGTATTGTGACATTTGAGGAAGCGTTTGAAGCACACACGCTGTTACCGAACGGGCAGACGGTTGGGCAGATGATGCAGCCGCAGATCCTCGAGGCGTACATGACAGGACAAATGCCGGCAATGCTGCCGATGTTGTCGGGAGGGAAAGATCATGGCTGATATCCCGCGCTGCGACCGGTGCAACCGCAAGCTGAAAGATCCAGAATCTGTTGCCAGAGGCTTCGGTAAGGTTTGTTACCGAAAGCACCAGGACTATGTTGAAAAGTTTTGCATCAGCCTGTTTGATCCGCCGCCGAAGAAGGCGAAAAAGAAATCGGCGTGACAATCTGGGGCGTTGTGGTGGGAACACGAGAGGGCTCCAAACCTGGCATAAAGTACTTTGCAACCGGGTTCGAATCCCGGCCCCAGAGATTTGAAAGGAGTTGAAGACAATGAAAGATACAGCCATTGCAAAAATCAAAGCCGAAATGGATGCCAATATAACCAACGGGTATATTCAGGCCGTTGGATCGTTCCTGCTCGCGTATGTCGAGAAAAACCCGTCAGCTGCGCACCAGGTGTCTGCAGCTGACAAAACGATCGCCAAAAGCCTGGAAGCCATGCGTACCGAAGCATCGAAAAACAAGGTCAACAATGTCGCCGTGATCGCACCGCAAGAAGGATTGGCGATTATCCTGAAATACTTCGGCATCACTGGCTATGTGCCGCCGACATTTGGAGGGCCCAGCGAGACGATTGCGGTAACGCCGGATACAGTCAAGCCGGCTGCGGTAATCAAGTCAGCAGATTTTAATGTCAGCCTTGATGAATTGTTGAAATAGGGGGCGGTTCGCGTGCTTGTGAAAAGTGAACTGAACGGGATCCCGGCGCTGGCATATCCACAATTTAAAAATGAGGCTGTCAAGAACTTCTCTTTTGTCGGCGTTGTGAAAATCGTTAATTTACCGCGCAGTGGCAATGTATTTGTTGCGGACGTATTTGATAAAAATGAACGTATGTTGAAGCTGCGCTTTTGCTCTGACGGGAAGAACGTACTGCTCTGTGAAGAATGGCCGACAGAAAATTGGTTTATGAGACTTCCGTCTTCGACTTTTGGTTACGGGAATATTTATGGCACGGAAGAGGATATGACTATTGCTCGGGATTTTCTTCACGGCAATTGCTATGGCGGAATTTTCAGCCTTGGCTCTGTACTATACGGGTTTATTCATGATATTTACTCGAAAAAGCGGCAGAATGCCATGGACCGGAAATACGCAAAGATGCAAGATCACTTTGCCATGTATCCAGATTTACCTGCCGATTTACCGGATTATTGCGAGCAGCATGTCTTTGATCACAGTTATATTTTTATGGATCCGCTAGTAAAGGGAACCCGTCACTGCGTGTGTGGCCATTGCCGCGAGCACTTCATGACGGATAAGGGGAAAAGGTCCGGGGAAACAGGAACGTGCCCGAAGTGCGGCATAATGGCAAGATACCGAGGCTCATGGATAAAGTCAACCATTGCCGATAAAAAGCAAATCTGTATTGCACATAAGGTAGATGGTCAATTGCTTGTTCGGTGGGCAAACGCGAATCGTATCTTCGCGGACGGAGATCCCCGTTGCCAATATACCTTTGATGATTATTATTATAATCTTCACCTCAATAACGCGTCGGGCCGTGTGATATATGCGTATGCTTACCAGCCGAATATGGGATGGGGGTATAACTGGTATCGCAAAAACAACGGGGAAGTCAATTACAAAGCAGCGCACCTGTATACCAACAACCTCAAGGATGTATTTGGCGAGTCGTATTACCGCGTGAATCTGGAAGAAGGATTGCGCGACGCAGGAGAGATATCCTTTGCGCGGCTGCTCGACAACCTAAAAAACATTCCATTTGCAGAGTATCTTTTCAAGCTTGGACTTACTCAGTTAGTGAGCACGTCCGGCGGGTATTTGGAAAAATTACACGGAAAAAGTTTTACCGATGTCTTAGGAGTCAGTAAGCAATATCTGCCTTTATACCGGAAATTCAACATTACCCAGTTTGAGCATGAGATTGTGAAGGCTTCAAAAACATGGGTTGACGAGGAAAGCTTTTTGAAATTCAGGGCGCTACACCTTGCCGGCCACATGGCCGCAATCACTGATATTTTGGAGCAAATGAGCTTTGAACGCTTTGCCAACTATTTTACAAAACAGAAAAAGGCAATCGGCAGGGCGAATAGCGCCGAACTGCTCATATGGTACAAAGACTACATCAGTATGTGTGGTTCTCTTGGGGTCGATATCACGCGCAAATCCGTACGCTTCCCCGCGAACATCAAGACAGCCCATGACGTTATTCTGGAAAGGTTTAACAAGGTCAAACACAAGATTGAGGACGATAATTTTGCCCAGGCAAGAGAAAAACTGTACGCAGGCATGAAGGAATATGCCAGGGGGAAATATGGGATTGTTTTCCCGAAAACGCGCAGTGATTTCATAACCGAAGGACAATCGTTGAAGCATTGCGTAGGCGGCGACACTTATTACAAAAACCATTTAAAGGGCGAGCGCATGGTGTTCTTTATACGCCAGCTGGAAGAACCTAGTAAACCGTTTTTTACAATGGAGATCGATCTGCGGAAACTAAAAATAGTGCAGCTGCATGGGTTTTGCAATTGCTCCGCACCGGCCGATGTCAGTAAGTTCGCTAATGAGTTCCTGCGACGTTTGTCGCCGGCAGAAAAGGTAGCTTCATAAAAACAAAGGGGGAAACCTGAATGAACGCAATATCAACCCGAACGGCCGACGTCATTGCGGCCGAAATCAACGGCATAAAAGCCCAAACCAGAACCATCCTGTTATGCAGCTCGATCGAAATCGGCCGGCGCCTGGTCGAGGCAAAGGGAATGGTTGAGCCTGGCAAGTGGGGTGAATGGATCGAAACATCAGTCGATTATTCGATCCGGACCGCGCAGAACCTTATGAAGATTTTTGAGGAATATGGTGCCGACCAGATCCCGCTGTTCGGTAACAACGCAAAAACGCAAGCGATTGCGGATTTGACTTATACCCAGGCAGTTGCGTTGCTCGGAGTTCCGGCTGAAGATAGGGAAGCGTTCATCGCTGAAAACAATGTGAAGGAAATGACGACCCGTGAACTGCAGCAGGCGATCAAGGAACGGGATGAAGCGCAGCGCAAGCTGGCAGAATCAGAGCGAAAAGCTTCCAAGGCTGAAGCTGATAAGGAAGCGATCAGAGCGAAAATGGACAAGTTGTCCGCTGACCTGGCGTTGGCCAAGATATCTGGCAGTCAGGACCGGGTGAAAGAGCTCGAGCAGCAGCTTAATGATGCACAAGGGCAGGTCGCCACACTGAATGCTGAACTTGCAAAACCGGTAACGGTTGAACCGGTAGTCGTGGAGAAGATCCCGGAAGCGATCGAACAGGAGCTGGCAGAGCTTCGCAGGAAAGCGGCCGAATCCGTACCTGCAGTGAATCCAGCAACGCTGAAGTTCGGGGTCCATTTCGAAGCGCTGGTGGCGGGATTCAATAGTCTTCTGGCTGACCTGACCGAGATCGGTGAATCTGACGAAGCCTTGCATGCGAAGTATAAAAGCGCCGTTGTTGGCCTTCTTGGGAGAATGTCCGACCGATTGGGATGATAGTGCCTAAACGTTTTTGAATGAGGGTGAAAACGTGTCGAGTAAACCATATATGCAGCTTTACATCGGTGATTACCTGGGCGATACCGCTCATCTTTCCACACTCGAGCATGGTGCCTATATGCTGCTGATCATGCATTATTGGCAAAGCGGAAAACCCTTGCCAAATTCCAACGGACGTTTAGCGCGCATTGCACGGATGTCCAACGAAGAATGGACGTCCGTTCGCGATACGTTGGCAGAATTTTTTACAGACGACGGAACGAACTGGGTCCATAAACGAATTGAAAAAGAATTAAATCGATTTTCCACCAAATCTGAGCAGGCAAAAGCGGCCGGAATCGCTTCTGCCCAACGAAGATTGAACGGACGTTCAACGGACGTTGAGCAACCGTTAAACGAATATCCAGCGGATGCCCAACCATACCAGATACCAGATACCAGAAACCAGATACCAGAGTCAGAAACAACATCATCCCCCTTACCCCCCAACGAGGAAGTTGAACCAGAAGTTATCCACAGGTCAGTTTTTGATGATGTTGTTGAATCACTTTCGAGGGATATTTGTCCGGTGAGTAACCAAGTCGAGGCGGATATGATTCGGGACTGGATCGAAACGATGCCGAGGGACTGGATACTTGAAGCGATAAAGCAGGCTGCGCTGTCGAAGGCCCATTCGATCAAGTACGTCGACAAAATTCTACAAACGTGGGTGTCAAAGTATCGATTGGATCAGAGACCGTGGGAGATTGATCGGCAGCGACAGTTGCGAGATCGGCCCAAGACACTGATGGAGAAAGCGGAAGATCTTTTGCGGGATGGTGAGAATGATGATGACCAGTGAATCAACTAGGCCAAGACTTACGGTGGCGGAAAAACAAATGCTGGTATTGGTGGCGTTGGCTGCCAGTTCATATCCGGCCATGCAGGCGAAGGATCCGGAGCCGATTGCCAAGTCATGGGCGATGATGATGCGGGACATTCCGGTTGAGATTCTGAAGGCGGCCATCGTCAAGGTTTGCCGCGAATCGGAGTTCTTTCCCTCGGTGGCGATGCTGGTGGCGGCGGCTCATGAACTGGATCCGCGCAATCCGAAACTACCAACGGCAGCTGAAGCCTGGGCAGAAGTAACTCAGCAGGTTTGCGATGCAGGAATATACCGGGCGCCAACGTTCAGCTGCGATACGGTGCAGAAAGCAGTGCGGGCCATCGGGTGGCGGCAGCTTTGTGTGAGCGAGAATCCTGAAGCAGATCGTGCCCATTTTATGCGGATTTATGAGTCAATGCGCAGCAAACACCGCGAAAGTCAGGAATTAAACAAGGCTTTGGAACTGTCCGGCATGGCAGATGTCGTGAAGGCTCTGGCTTCAGGGATGAGCGCATGATCCGCCTTGAAATCGCGGGGACTCCGCCCAGTCTGAACAAGTGGATGCGGCAGCACTGGACGGTGCGGCAGGCAATGAATCACGAATGGGCATGGCTGATTAAGGCGGCCTGCTTGTCGGCCAAGGCCGGACAGCCTCGGTATCACCTGGCTAGGGTCGACATTACGCTAATATTTCCGGTCGTGCGCCGGCGAGACATCGACAACTACGCGCCGAAGATGATTCTGGACGGGCTGGTAAATGCCGGAATCATTCAGGATGACCGGAATGACTGGGTGGACGTGAAATGGCATATCGTCAAGGGGAACGAACGGAGAACTATTATTGATATTGCGGCTATTTTGACTTGACAATTGTTTACTTTCCCCTCGCGCGTGCGCGTGACGAGGGTGAGAAAAATAACAGGAGGTGCCACCATGTTCGGATTAAGCCCAAGAAGAGGAAAGAACGACCCGGTACTGACCTGCCGCGAGTGTTTGGGAATGAACGTCAAAGCCTACGGTCCCGGCAAACCAGTGTGCTACGACCTTGAAAAAATTGACGGCAAGCCGGTGGCGGTCGAGGTAAAGCCGAACCGCAAGGCGTGCCACTGTTTCAGGATGAATGCTGCGGCACCGCCGGTTTATAGGCACTGATGGGAGGCGATGATGATGTTTGTAAGTTTGGGAATGCTGTTCATGATCGTGCTGGCCAGCATGAGCGTTGGCTGCTGCGTCGGGATAGTGGTCATGGTGGGATGTAAAGTAAGCGTGCGGAAAGGTGGCGGATGTTACCTGCGCAGATCACCGCCTCCACGGCCGATGAACGAGCCGCCATACCGGCGTGGCATTAATCTTCCTCCATCATCACCGCGGCCTGCGCCACCGCCGCCACAGAGAAGAACAATTCAAGAAAGCGAGGGATAGGACATGAACACTGATGGGAAAACACACAAAAGCGGATTTATCGACCCGGTAAAAGTATCCTCGAAACATGAGCCACCGGAACCCTGCAAAACCCTGCCGAAGCCGACACCGGCCGAGGCATTGGCGCTAAAGATCAAACTGCCGTGGGAAGACAAAGTCCAGAGGATGCGGCCGGCTGATCTGACAAAAGAACTGTTCATTCAACTCGATGAGTACGGTTTGACCCGAACGGAGATCATGCAGTTGTTCCACTGCTATGCCAATGCGTTTTTCCCGCAGTTGAAGAAATGGGGGCTTCCGCCGGCAACGCCAGGCGGCAAGAAAAAGGCGCTTCGGTCAGGAAACTTTGAACCGGTAGCGCCGCCAGAAAAACCACCAATTGATCTTTCGCGCAGCTACCACGACACCGCGCCTGGCAAAGCTCGGGCAGCTAGGTTGGCGGAGATCCGGAGCAAAACAGACGGGATGAATCTGGACCAGGCAATTCGGACAGAGAAGCAGCTGGACGCTGAGCTTGATCAAATCGACAAGCGGCTCACTGAGCTCGGCTGCAAAACTGGCGAAAATTATTCCCCAAAATCAACAGAAATTATTCCGGATAAGCCAGGACCAGGCGAAGACGAAGACGGGCTGAATTACCAGGACCGACACAATCTCGGAATTCACGCACCGACGAACGCTGAACTCGAAGACGTGTTCCGCGCCGATGATGCCCCGGCAGCGTTCGACCTCACCGGCTGGGATGAATTCCAAGGCGGCATCAGCCGCTTTCAATCGCTTGGCAACCGGCTGTCGGTGTCAAAAGACTTCTATGTCGGCAAAGATGTCGACTTTATTCGAAACTGGGGATTCTGCGCAATCATGGTCAAGCCGGACGGTCAACAGGTGGCGCTGCGAAAGACCGATTCCGGCGCCATGGTTACCAAAAAGGAGCGCTGCGTCCGGATCACCTGCAAGGCCGCGGTCGAACGGATTCATGCATTGGTTGGCGGACCGGTGCAGTATGTCGTTGAAACAGCGAGGCCGGATCTGGTGATTTTCCGGATCTGCCAGGAAGCCAAGAAGGCGGGGTAAGTTAAAAACTCTCTCCTGGCGAGTCAAGCCACCGAAACCGGTGACGACATAGGCCAGAGGAGAGAGCTTTCACCCAAAATATAACCCATAGCGGGTAGCGAGTCAAGGCGGGGAGGTATTCGGCGGATGACACCTGAACAGAGGGCAGTTTCGTCGTGGCTATATAGTTTAAACCGGGTGGAGTGGGCGATCATCGATCTCGACCGATCAATCGACGAGATCGAGCGCCGACTTTCCCAGGGGCGGATACAGGCAACAACCTACGATAGCATCTATTGCACAAATTCAAATATCAGCCGACCGGCCGAGGAGGGGGCCATGGCGGAGGCCGGGTACAACGGAGATCAGGAGCGGATAGATTATCTGCTGGTGCTGCGGGCGGAGTACCAGCGCAACATCACCGATTATGAATCGGCGATGGAGAAGATGGTTTTAGACGAGAAGTGGGGGGCGCTGGCAAATAGTATCATACATGCGAAGTATCGGAAGAAGACGGCGCCGGATGAGAAGATTTATGGGGATTTGTTCTGCGCAAAACCGACGTTCTACAGGACGTTGGTTTTGGCCTTGAATTTTATCTGCGATGTGTTGCCATCCCGGTTCAGAAAAAAATGAGACTTTTGTGAGACTATTTTTGGCTAAAAGTGTGGTATATTGAGGACGTGGAAGTATCACAACAGGCCGCTTCGAAATCGAGGCGGTTTTTTCATGCCCGCAAGGAGGTGCCCGATGCCAACAGTAGACTGCAAACTTACCGATTGTTCCAAACATGGCCGCGATATTTGCATAGCCAAGCGCATTGGCATCGACGGGGTCGGCCAGGTTCAGTGCTACGATCCGGTCCCGCGATCGAATGTCGTGCACGATTTTGTTCAGCCCGGACACAAAAAGCGCGGCCGTTGGGCCGAGAACCGAAACAAAGGGTACCGATGACGGAGGTGGCGATATGAATGACATCTGCGCAGGCTGTATTAATAAAAATATGTGCCAACACGAAGGCTGGATATGTGGGGCGCTGCGGTCGTTATATCGGATCGGCGAAGAGCAAGACTTGCAACGGCGGGAAGAGTTAACCCGTGATTATGCAAAAGAACTTGATGTCTTTGAGTGTGAAGTATCCGAAGAACTGCAGCAGCTTGGAGAGATGATCATCGCCGGCAAGCCGGAGCTTTTATATATCGCGCTGAATAATATCAAAATCGGCTACGTTGTCAGCTATAAAGGCAAAAAGCAGGACGGCAGGATAGTCCATGCCGATTGCCGGAAGGTTATCCCGCTTTATCGAGCCTTCTTGCCTTTTGATTTTGTAATCACGTTCTATTTCCCCAACACCCATTACATGACCGATAACCAGAAAAAAATCCTCATGCTGCACGAGTTGAAACATGTCGGGATTGGTCCCAAAGGATTACGGGTAGAACCTCACGACATTGAAGATTTCACCAGCATAATCAGCAAGTACGGCATAGATTGGGATGGATTCGGCCAAGACGTGCCGGATATATTGGCGGGTGGTGATAGTGTCAAAAAACTACGAACTGGCTGAACGCGACTATGTTCTTGGAATGAAATACCAGGACATAGCGGGAAAATATAATGTTTCAGTCGAAACGGTTAAATCGTGGAAAAAACGTCATCAATGGGAACGAGACAAGCCAGTAAAAAAAACTGCACCCATTGCACCCCTAAAAAGTGAAAAAGGGTGCAAAGGGGTGCAGAAAAAAGATGAGTCTACAGAAGAGCTGAACGATAAAGAGCAGCTCTTCTGCTATCACTACATCCGGACCTGGAACGCGACGCAGGCCGCCTTGCTCGCTAGTTACGGCACAAATAAGAATAGCGCCAAGGCTATCGGCTGCAACCTACTGCAACGTCCCCGGGTAAAACAGGAACTGGATCGGCTGCGGTCATTGTTTCGGCAAGAACTTCACGTTGACATCCAGGACTTTTTAGAGTTTTGCTTAAAGGTTGTTGGCGCCGATATTGGGGACTATATTGCATTCGGGCAAAAAGACATCGAAGTCATGGGTCCGTTTGGCCCGGTTATCGACAAAAAAACCAAGAAGCCAATAACCCAAAAAGTAAACTCCATTGATCTTGGCGACAGCAATATGCTGGACACATCGGTAATAGCCGAAATTAAGCAGGGGCGCGACGGGGTAAGCATAAAACTGACCGACAAGAAATGGGCCTGGGAGCAGCTGGTCAAGTATTTCGACTGGCTGCCTGACAAGTGGCAGCGGAAATTAACCGAGGAAGAGCAGCGGCTGCGGCTTGAGAAAATGAAAGCCGAGATTGCCAAGATCAAGGGAGATGGTGACGGGGACGATGTAGGTTCGGAAAACTTCAAGGACGCGTTGATGGGCAAGGTGCCGGAGGTGTGGGGCGATGGCTCTGAAGATAGCTCCGTTTAAGTTCGAGCCGTTTTCCCGCAAGCAACTGCAGGTGCTCACCTGGTGGCTGCCCAACTCACCGGTCCGAGCACGCGACATAATCATTGCCGACGGATCTGTAAGGTCAGGGAAAACGACATCAATGTCGATTTCCTACGTGCAATGGTCGATGGATACGTTCGAAGGCGAGAATCTTGGATTATCAGGGAAAACAATTGGATCATTTCGCCGAAACGTACTAGCCCCGCTGAAGCGCATTCTCAAGGCGCTGAAATACAAGGTCAAAGATCACCGGGCCGATAACATGCTGGAAATCAGCAAGAATGGCCGGGTGAATTTTTATTATATTTTCGGTGGCAAGGACGAGCGCAGCCAGGACCTGATCCAGGGCATCACGCTCGCCGGCATGCTGTTCGATGAAGTTGCCTTGATGCCACAGTCATTCGTCAACCAGGCAATCGCCCGCTGTTCCGTCACCGGCGCTAAGCTATGGTTCAACTGCAACCCGGCAGGGCCATATCACTGGTTCAAAGCAGAGTTTATCGACAAGCTGGAGAAATTGAACGCGGTTTATCTTCACTTCACGATGGATGACAACCTCAGCCTGTCGGAAGAGATTAAAGATCGTTATCGACGAATGTTCTCAGGCGTATTCTTCAAGCGATATATTCTGGGCCTTTGGGTCATGGCCGCCGGCGCCATCTATGACATGTTCAGCGAAGAGCAGCATGTAATCCGCGCCGATCAGCTGCCGAAGTCTTTCGACCGGTTATGGGTGGCGGTCGACTACGGCACCGGGAATGCCACCGTTTTCCTGCTGCAGGGACGGTCCGGCGACAAGTTTTTCACGATTTCGGAATACTACTACGATAGCCGAAAAACAGGCCGGCAAAAGACCGACGCCGAGTATTCGGCCGACATGGCCGCGTTTATTGCCGCGAACAATGATTACCTACACGGAAAGCGGCCGTCGGTCATCGTAGACCCAAGCGCCGCATCTTTCATCGCTCAGCTGCGCAAAGACGGGTTCACCGTCAAGAACGCGCAGAACAGCGTGCTCGATGGAATTCGCTGGGTGGCGTCTCTGCTGTCGGAAGGGAAATATTTCATCGTCAATACCTGCATAAACACGATCAAGGAAAAATCAGCCTACATCTGGGACGAAAAGGCGCAGGACCGCGGCGAAGACAAACCGGTCAAGCAGAACGACCACGCCAGCGACACTGAGCGCTACGGCCTGTATACCAACCGCAACAAGAACCCCATGTCAGTCTATTAGGAGGTGCTCGCTTGGATCCGATCAACCAATCTTTTTCGCAGTGGCTGCTACAAGAAGAGCAGGCGCGAATGGATGCCTACGCCAGATATCAGAATTACTACGAAGGCAAGCACAAGTTGCGCGTGCCTGAAAAATATCGGGGCATCATTGAGTCAGTGTATGGCGTCCGGGCAAACTACTGCGATGCAATCGTCAACGCGCCGGTGGCGCGGCTGAAGATTGACGGCATCGATTGCCAGGACAAACAGACGCTGGATGCGCTGACGAATATCTGGAAATACAACCGGATGGACGCCAAATGCATCAAGCTTCACCGGAACGCCGTGAAGAAAGGCGACTGCTTCGCCCAGGTGTGGCCGCATTTCCCTGCGGGCAGCACGACTCCGGACCGATATGAAATCAAGTTTCTCAGCCCGGAAATCTGCCTTCCCGTCTATGCGACAGACGATGCTGAAAGCATGCTGTTCCTTCGCAAACAGTGGATTTCATTCGACATCAACGGAGTTCCGGTCGCTCATAAATGGCTGTTCTATCCGGACAAGATCGAGCGCTTTTATTTCATTCTGCCGAAATCAACGATGTCGATGTCAGTCGCCGACTACTTCCGCATCAACTGGATGCCGGACGACACAGACGGATTCCCTGCAGTTGTCGAAAATCCCTATGGTATCACGCCTGTGATTCATTTCCGAAACATGGAGGATGAATCGCCGTTTGGCTCTTCGGAACTGCAGAACGCCATCCCGATCCAGGACGCGATCAACAAGCAAATCATCAACCTGCTTCGTACGAGTGATTTTCAAGCGTTCAAGCAAAGATACATATTGGGCGTCGGCGAGAATGAAATCCCTATCAATGCCGAAACAGGCAAGCGAGAACTTGCCTGTAACCCGGGTGATGTATGGCGGTTCGAAGGGGACAAGCAGGAAACGGTGGTCGGTGAACTTGCCGAAACGGATCCGACCGGCATTTTGAATTCAATCAACTCCCTGGTAGATCACTTATGCAGTATCACGCAGACACCGCGAACCTGCCTGCAGGACAGCCAGGGGACCGCGTCCAGCGGATTCGCCTTGGCCAAGGTGGAAGCGCCGCTGATCAGCAAGATCAAGGAGAAGCAGGTCAGCTTCGGCAATGCCTATGAGGACATCAACAAACTGCTGATCATTCAGATGCAATATCACGGGGTGCTCGAAAAAGGGGAACCTGCCGAGACATCTATCCTTTGGGCGAACCTGACCAGCGATTCGCCGCAGGAAAAACTTTTCGAGGCCCAGCGCAAGCAAATCCTCAAGCAAAACAGAGTGATCAGCGCCAAACGGTGGCAGCAGGATGAGGGATACACCGAAGAAGAAATTGCCGAAATGCAAAAAGACATCAAGGCAGAACAGGAAGCTGCTGCAGCGGAACTCATCGGACACAGCTTTTCTTTTGACGGTGGGGGGGGCGAGACCGCGACGGGGACGGAATCTACGATGAGTAAGGACGCTGATGAATAATGCCGACCAAGGAGCAGCTGGCAGCCAGGGCGGCCAGGAATAAACTGCAGAAGGACTTGAACCGGAAAATCGTTGCCAGCTTTGCGACCTATCTCAAGGCTGTCGGTGGCGGGCTGAATCGGCCGATCGATACGGCGTCGCTGTTGCGCGGCGCCCGGGACTCGCTGACGGAAACGCTGGCCAAGACGATTGCCGGCGCAACGCAGCAATCATTGGAACTGGCAAAAGAGTCCAAGGCGAGCGAATACGCGCCGATATTGTCCGGCGCCAAAAGGATTTTGAGATCATCGGGAGCGTCGGCGGCAGAAATCGAGAGGGTAACCTCGCTTGTACGTGTATCTGCCTACTTTGGCGGCGGGCTTGATGAGCAGGTGATCGGGAAAGTCTGGAACAAAGTCTGGCCGGATGCGCTAAACGTCGATCAGCGAATCCAGCGGCTATCCGTGAAGGCGGCCGACTTCGCCGAAAAGGTAATCCGCCAGGGGATTGCCGAGGGGAAAAGCGCTGTCGATATGATGAACCTGCTGGACGCCCATTTTGTTGCGGAGGGGATTGAAGCCAAGGCGGCGTTTCGGCTGGCTGCTCACACGACGAACATGACCTATGAAGCGGCCCGCGCAGCGATCAGCATGGATGTCAATTTTGTAATGGGAATCCGGATCGTGCGCGGGATGTTTGGCCCGGCGTCAGACACCTGTGATATCTGCTTTGAACATGGAGGTGACGATTTCAAGGAATACTACAAAGCGAACGGCGACGATCTTGCCATTCTGGCCGACCAGCCGCCGTATCACTCAAACTGCAACTGCGGGACCGAAGACATCATGGAGACTGCGGAAGAGTTTGTTATGAGAGCGAGGGGGTAGACGTGATAAAACCGATAAGTGCTGAAAGGTTCAACGAAATCAGGCAGACTCTAAAAGCGACAGAAACTGAAATTGAGTATATGTCGCATGTTCTCAGACAACTTGTGTTCGATCCTGATTTTGTTAAAGAGTTAACGGAAAAAGATCATGCTGATGCAATTGGTCGCGTGTCCATCGAAGAACGCGTATATGACCGTCTGAATAACCTCTTATCCTATCGAATGATAGTTATTAATGGGATCGACAACGAAGACGAATAATTTTCACGTCCTACAGGCTGACGTTAAACGGCTGGATAATGGCGACGGCCAATAAACGGGAGGTAATCATGAAACTATTCCAACGAAAACTGTTTAGTCTACCCTTTTTCGATGCGGATGCCGGAGCCGGGGGCGGTGAAGGCGCCGACAAAGGCGGGAAAGGGGGCGCTGCCGATAAAGGCGGCGGGGGAGACGGCAACCGAGATGCCGGCAAGACTTTCACCCAGGACGAACTTGACGCGATCCTGACCAAAAGGCTGTCTCGCGAGCAGAAAGCCTGGGAAGCTAAAGTCGAGGAAGAAAAGAAAAAGGCCGCTATGACCGATCAGGAAAAGCTCAAAGCTGCTGCCGAAGAAGCCGAAAAAAAAGGTAAGGCTGCAGTTGAACTGGCCAATCAGCGGTTGGTGACGGCCGAAGCAAAAGCGCAAGCGCTTGCGCTTGGGGTGAAACCGGAAAAAATCCCGCATCTGCTTAAACTGGCAGACCTGTCGGCTGCGGATGTCGACGAAAAAGGAACCGTCAATGAAAAGGTGGTCAAGCAGGCCATCGAAGCGGTGCTGAAGGACTTGCCGGAACTGAAGGCCGGAGGCCCTGGTGGGCTGAACATGGGGGGGCAACCTCCCGGCGGCGGAGCTGCTAACGGAGGAATGAACGCCTTTATCCGGCGCGCGGCCGGACGATAAAAAATAAAAACGATGGAGGAATGACAAATGCCATATAACAGCTTGATTTCCCGCACCGATGCAGGTGCACTGATTCCCGAAGCGGTAAGCCGCGAAATTATCCAGGGCGTGACCGAGCAGAGCAAGGTTTTGCAACTGTTCCGCAAATTGCCCAACATGCCGAGCAACAAAACCCGGATGCCTGTGCTGTCCAGCCTGCCGACGGCTTATTTCGTGACCGGTGACACCGGGCTGAAACAGACCACGAAAGTTTCCTGGGACAACAAATACCTGGAAGCCGAAGAAATTGCCTGTATCGTGCCGATTCCTGAAGCGGTCCTTGACGATGCCGACTACGACATCTTCGGCGAAATCAAACCGCGGATCCAGGAAGCGTTCGCCAACGTCATCGACGGCGCCGTTCTGTTCGGCGTGAACAAGCCTGCTGCGTGGCCGACCGATATCGTTGCCGGAGCTACGGCAGCCGGAATCAAAGTGACCGAAGGGGCCGGCGCTGATCTGGTCGATGATACGAACTTGCTGATGTCCGCTGTTGAGGACTGCGGATTCGACGTGACCGGATTTGTTGGCGACATCACCATGAAAGGCAAGTTCCGTGGCCTGCGTGACGCCAACGGCGGCATGATCTTCGTGCCGAGCGTGACGGCCGGTACCCCGAGCACCCTGTTCGGCCAGCCGATCCAGTACAACAAGCTTGGTTACTGGGATAACACCAAAGCCAAACTGATTGCCGGCGATTTCAGCCAGGCCGTATACGCTGTGCGCCAAGACGTGACCTATAAAGTGCTGGACCAGGCAGTTATCCAGGATAACGCCGGCGCGATCGTTTACAACCTTGCCCAGCAGGACATGGTTGCTCTGCGCTGCGTGATGCGTCTTGCCTGGCAGCTGCCGAACCCGATCAATGCCCGCAAGCAGGTCGAGGCGAATCGGTACCCGTTCTCAGTCTACCTGCCGAAGTAATCGCTCGAAAAATTAAAAACGAAAGGATGATGTAAGATGGGCGGATTTTATCCGTTTAACCCCAAATTGGGGCAGGTAATGCAAACTGCAGTTGAAGGCGTGAGTGTTGACCACGCCTTCATGGCCCATTTCCAGGTGAGTGCTGCGAACGCGGTGGCTGCTGCGGCAGCTGGCGTTCTTGCGGCCGCAGCCACGTCTACAGCCGCCACCGTAATCACGACGGGATTCACCAACCCGGCCGTCCCGCGCAACATCACTGCAACTGCTGGCGGGACTGCCGGCAGTATCAAGGCTGTTCAGGTCAAGATCACTGGCACGAACTATGCTGATGAAGTGATTACCGAGGATCTTCCGGCGTTCACTGTTGACACTGCGGGAATCGTCGAGGGTAGCAAGGCTTTCAAAACCGTCACC